ATGCCGAAACTGACCAAACACGTGATAGACGCCGCCGAGATTTATGCGGCCGAGTATCCTATCTGGGACGACGCGCTTCTCGGCGTCGGCCTGCGGGTTCTGCCGAGCTGTCGCAAGGGATACATCGTCCAGTACCGGGCCGGGCGACGCTCCCGACGCCGCATGTTGATGCCGAAGTGATCCTCCCCAGAACCGCCGTTTGAAAATTCCCCAGTTGGCGCGCCGCCGGGCATCTGGGGCGCGCCCCGGATGCCCGGCGGCGGCGAGTTGCCGATGCTCCTCCCGATCGGCGGGAGGAGTTCGGCAGTGATCAAGCTGGGAGAGATGATCATGATCCTGGATCTGTATCGGCAGGGGCTGCATCCGGCGAGCAAACTCCTCGCGATCGCGAGGACGCCGAGACGCAGCATCCAACTGTCATGTTGTAACTCGACGGTTCTGCGCAAGCGTTTGACACGCTCCGCATTGCGCCTAGTGTCACTCCCCAAGGAGGGGCAGTTTATGTCGATAGAAAAATCCTTTTCTGCTCCCGCCACCCAACCGGAAACGGCTCCATCAGCGCCGCCAGCGTCATCTCCGCCGGCTGCCGGCCGTCGAGAATCGCCTCGACGATGGTCGGCGCAAGCAGGGTCAGCCGCAGAACCCGGCTGACATAGGACGGATTGATCTTCTCGGCCTTGGCAATCTCGTCGATGGTCCCATAGACCCCGGTCTCCAGCAGCTTGCGCCACCGAAACCCGCGCGCGATGGCTTTGATCATAGTGCTGTCGATCCGGGCCCGCGGGGAAACCCAGGCGGATGCCCCGTCGGGGGTGACGACCTGCTTGCGGCCGCCTCGTTTGCGGATGGTGAAGGGGACTTCGATGGTGACCGTCTGAACCGGCTCCATTACGCCGCCCTCCGGGGTGTGGCCGCGATCCCGGCCAGGTCTTGGACCATGCGGGCGAGGCCCTGCACCCTCAGTCGGACCTTGAGCCCGGCAACGCCGACGTCGACCCGCTCGACGAGGAGTTGGACGATACGTGCCTGTTCGGCCGGGAACAGCTCGTCCCAAAGCGGATCCAGCCCTTCCAGGGCTTCCCTGACTTCGGCCTCGGATAGACCATCAATCTCGGGCCGCGCCGATCGCCATGTGGCGACGATCACCTCCGGCGCGCGAAGCAGGCCACGGAGTTGGTCGACCACCGCGCCCTCGATCTCGGCGGCGGGTACGCGCCCGACCGGGCAGGCATCGGCGCCGCGCTTCAGGACCGACTGGCTGACATAGTAGCGGTAGAGCTTGTCGCCGCGTCGCGTGTGCGTCGGCGTCATGGCGCAGCCGGTCGGTCCGAAGATTAGACCCTTCAGCAGGGCCGGTGTCGCGGCGCGTGTCCGGCCGGCGCGGGTCCGCGGGCTCTCGGCGAGGATCGCGTGCACCTTGTCCCAGAGGGCACGGGTGACGATCGGCTGGTGCTCTCCGGGATACGCCGTCCCCTTGTGCACCGCCTCGCCGACGTAGACGCGGTTGTTCAGCAGCTTGTAGACGGTTCCCTTGTCGATCGGGTGGCCGCGCTTGGTCGTCATGCCCTCGGCGGCGAGCGTCCGGGCCAGGGTCGTTGCCGAGCCGATGGCGAGGAAGCGCTCGAACACCGAGCGGACGGCGGCGGCCTCGGTCTCGTTCACCACCAGCTTCCTGTCCCGGACATCGTAGCCGAGCGGCGGATGGCCGCCCATCCACATGCCGCGGGCGCGCGAGGCAGCGAACTTGTCGCGGATGCGCTCGCCGATCACCTCGCGCTCGAACTGGGCGAAGGACAGCAGGATGTTGAGCGTCAGCCGGCCCATCGACGTGGTGGTGTTGAACGACTGCGTCACGCTGACGAAGGTGACGTTGTGTCGGTCGAACACTTCGACCAGCTTGGCGAAGTCCATCAGCGAGCGGCTGAGCCGGTCGATCTTGTAGACCACGACGATGTCGATCCGCCCGGCCTCGATATCGGCCAGCAGGCGCCGCAGCGCGGGCCGCTCCAGCGTACCGCCAGAGAAGCCGCCGTCGTCATAGCGGCCCGGCAACGCCACCCAGCCCTCCGACTTCTGGCTGGCAATGTAGGCCGCACAGGCATCGCGCTGGGCGTCCAGGCTGTTGAACGCCATGTCGAGGCCTTCTTCGGAAGACTTCCGCGTGTAGACCGCGCAGCGCAGCTTGCGGACGGTTGCGCCCTTCGTCATGGCCGGCGCCGCGCGTTCTTGAGGCCGAAGAACACCCAGCCGTTCCAGCGGGTGCCGGTGATGGCGCGCGCGATCGCAGAGATCGACCTGTAGGGACGGCCCTGCCACTCGTAGCCGTCATGGCAGACGGTGACGGTGTGCTCGACGCCCTGCCATTCGCGGATCAACCGGGTGCCGGCGATCGGCTTGTCGTCCGTGCGGATGCGCCGGAGCGCGATGTTGCCGCCGTCGAGCTGCTCGCCCAGCGCCTCCAGGCGTTCGATGGTCGCGGGTTTCAATCCACCGTAGGCCAGTTCCTGGATGCGGTAGGCGAGCCGGCTCTCCAGAAAGCGGCGGTTGAACTGCGGCGGCTCGGTCTCGAACAGGTCGCGCCACTGTTTCTTCAGATCGGGCGTCGGGGTGGTCTTGAGCGCCGCGATGCGGGCCAGCACGGTGTCATCGGTCATGGCGTTCTCCGCGAGGTTGCGGTCGCATGACGGCGTCGGTGGGCGACGAAGGCGAGAGAACTATCTCCGCGGTCGCCAGATATAGAACTGGACTGTCGGGCACGAAGCCGGACCAGGCCGGCCGCGAGAATTCTACAAACTTCCCCGATTCGCTCGTCCGGCGTCATGTGCAGGGGGTGGATCGGGTTCGGCATGTCCATCGCAGAGATCACCTAAGGGATTGGATTCCATTGGCCTCTACTCACGGTGCGGACGATCCGTCCCAAAGCGATGGCTTTTGAATCGACTCTGGCAAGCATCTTCGATAAGAACATAGGATGAACATTAGCGTGGGAGTTTTGGGCGTCCGAGATGGCTAAGAACCTGAAGAAATTCGTCAATCCCAAGTTTACGCGAACCGTTGATCTTGGCTTGCTGAGCCGCCTGTTCGAGCGCCATCGCGACGCGCTGAAGGGGCTGGACCTCGGGGTCTTCAGGGACCAGGCAGCGCAGGACGATGCCCGCGAAGCCGTGCAGGATTTCTTCGCCGGACCGGAGGAGAACTATCCGGAAGGGCTCGTCGCCGACCTGCACCGGATCGCGGAACTCGGCAACGCGGCCGGGCTCGACATCATCCTTCAACAGGCCGCGCGGCTCGGGGTACGCCTGACCCATGACACAAAGGGTGACGAGCCGGAGATTCACCAGGATCCCAAACACGTCGCTCTGCGCGTCTTTCTTGACCATCCCGACGTCTTCGACGCCGCGTCGGACATGATGGCGCTGATGGTGCGCACGTCGCTCGCCGAGTTCGTCGGCCGGGATGAAGGCGTCGAAGCAACTATCGATAATCGGGCCAAGGCCGAGTTTGAAACCGCAGCCGCGGCGATGTTCGAACAGGACCTCCGGAGCAACTATTGCCGCGCCGGCTGGTACGACGATGCCGACGAGCTCGTTCTGGTGATCGAGCATGGTTCGCCGATCACCACGACCGATGTCCTGCAAAAGGACCAGAAGCGCGTGATCAGCTTCCGCGCCGCCGAACACGCGGTGCTGTCCTACAGCTCCACAACGGGCCGGTTGAAGATCGGCGGCGTGGCCAAGGCGCGCCGGAGCGACCTCGCGGAACTGTTCGCCGAGAAGATTCTGGGCAAGCCCGAATTCTTCGCCGGCGACGACGCGCAGAACCTCTACACGCTCGAACCCGTGCAGCGCGCTGGCTTCGGGTTCACGTTCAACCATGACTTTGATCCGGGCATCCAGCGGGTCCAGATCACCGAGGTCCAGGTCGACCGCGTCGGCGCCGATCCGAAGACCGGTGAGACTCGGACCTTCTATTCCTACGTCGCACGTGACGGTCGCGACAACGCGCTGGCCAGGTTGGGCGAGATGATGCGGGGCGCTCGTCTCGGGTCGGATTGGCGCCTCAACCACATCGTCATCCGCGTCCATTTCGCGACCGGCGGCAAGTCGGCGAAGAAGGTAACCGTCAAGCTGAAGCCGCCGGCCCATGCCATGTTCAAGCGTCAGCAGTTCGAGGGCCGGATCATGACGCTCCTTCGCCGCAACGGACTGCTCAATGACCGAGACGCTCCCCGGGCTGCTGTTGCGGCTGAGTGAGGCGGGCGATCCCGCGATTCTTTGGGGCCGACAGGCCGCACCTCATGCCGGGCGCGATTTCGAGCGGCTGCTCGATCGGGGCGTCCTGATCGAGCAGGCGCCGACGGCGGAATGGGATGTGTGCCCGGCTTGCGATTGCGGTCTCGACGCGCGGCCCGTCCAACAGGTCAATGGGCAACACCTCGCGGTTTGCCCGACGGACCGGCGCAGCGACGTCGTTCTCGGCGATGATGATCTGCGGAGCTTTCGCATTGATCCTTCTGCGCTGGTCCGCGAAATCGCCGCGGCGTCCGGGTTCGGCGACGAGCCGTCCCCGGTCGCAGCATGCGTCTGGCATCTGGGCCAGACATCCGGCCAGCGTTCGCTGTTCCTCGCGCTTTCGCGGGATGCGGTGCGCCAACCGGGAATGATCGGCCTGATGCGCTCGGTCGCCCGGTCATTGCCGGTAACGGTGATCGCGCCGGCGATGGCGGCGAATGACCAGGCGCGTCTGGCCGACGCTGGTATCTCCGTCGTATCGATGGAAGCGTGTCTCGGTGACAACGCGGCCGGTTTCGCGATCGATCTTTCGACGCTGGAAGCCGCTGCGGCCTTCGAGCCTCGCCTGGTCATTTTTCGCCAGGGCAAGCGGGTGATCCTCGACGGCATCGAGAGGCATATCCCGCAGCAGCCCTTCAAGCTCCTCGTGGTGCTGGCCGAGGCTGTCGGGGGTCGGAGCGGCTATCTGACCCCGCATCAGATAGAGGCTGAAAACAGCGGCCGAGGCACCGCCGATCTCGTTCGCGAATTGAGACGTTTCCTGTCCGAGGGACGACAAGGTAGTGGCGCAGACCTGATCAAGACGCGACGAAGCCCGACCGGCTACTTCCTGGCGCTGGCTCCAGGAGAGTTTGATCTGCAGCCATAGAAGCGCTGGCCCGCGTCACGGCCACCCTTCCCATTCTTGCCCATCCCAAACCCATCCCGCTCCCACCTACCGGATCGTCGGTTCCGGCAGGCTTGAGGTCATCAACAGTGATGACCCGAGGCCATGCCGATGCGCTCTTCGATTTCCCGAGACGACCTTCAGATCCTTCTTCATGAGGCGGACATTGCGGCACGCCGCTTGGTCCGCCAACTGCGGCTGCCCCGCGCCGACCTCGACGATGTCCGCCAGGACCTGCTCGTCGACCTGATTGCCCGGCTTCCCGCCTACGACGCTGGTCGCGGCACGCTCGGCGCCTTCGCCGGCGCCATCCTCGCCAACAGAGCGACGCGGGTCGCCAACAAGGCGAAGCGCGAGCGCCGCATGTACGGCGCGATGCCGATCTCGCTCGACGAGACCATTCCCGAGAGCGACGGGCTGACCCGCGGCGATCTTGTCGCCGATGTTGACGGGCTGTCGGCGCTGTTCGGCCAATCCGTGGATGCGTTCGCCTCCGCCGAGCACCGGCTCGATGTCGAGCGCGGGCTTGGTTTGCTCGAACCCGCCGACGGCGCTCTCTGCGCCGCCCTTTCCCGCACCACCGTCGATCGCTTGGCCGCGAGCGGCCATGGCGCCCGCAGCAGCCTCTATCGCCGCGTGAAGGACATCCGCCTCGCCCTGACGGCGATCGGCATGCGGGCCGCCTGAGACGGTTCAGCGAGCGCGTGAGTAGGAGCCCATCATGAACGTCATTGCATCCCGATTTCCCAATATCCTGAAGCCAGTCACCGAGTTCGATCTCTGTGGCTGGGTCGGCCAGGCAGCGCCCGGCGACATCCTCGAGTATCACCGTGGCTTCCTCGGCCTCGACACCACGCCGCAGGGCACGCGCCTTGCCGAGAAGGATCGGGCGGAGCTTGCCCGCGTTGCGCGTCGCGCCTGGTGGGCGGCCGAGCGCGGACTGATCCATCTCGTGCAGCGCCGCCACCGGTCGGACGACTACAGCTATCTCGCCATCGCCCGCCCGAAGCCGAAGCAGGCCGCGGTCTCGCTGTCCTCGCTCCTGTTGGCGGAGGTGGCGTGATGGCGTCCGCTCGCAACAACCGGCCCAGCCTCGACGACATCCGCGCCATGCCGGTCGGCGAGATCGCCAAGCTGCCGGCGGAGCATCTGGCGCTGCTCCAGGAGGAAGCCGACGCCGCCCTTGATGCCGCCAAGCGGCTCAAGGAGTGGCTCGAAGGCGCGATCGCCCTTCGCTACGCCGACGCGGCCACCGCCAAGCGCAGGGCCGAAGGCAAGGACACCGGCCTCATTCGCTTCGAGGACGGCGCCGTCGCCGTCGCTGCAGATCTTCCGAAGAAGATCGAGTGGGACCAATCGCTGCTCGCAGCTCTCGTCGAGCGGATCCGTGCGTGCGGGGAGAACCCGACGGATTACGTCGACATCGGCTTCAAGGTCCCGGAGCGCAAATACACCGCCTGGCCCGCCGCCATCCGCGAGACCTTCGCCGCTGCCCGCACCGTGCGGACCGCCAAGCCGACATTCCGCCTCACCATCAAGTCCGAGGACGCCTGATGACCAGCACTGCTGCTCTGAGCGAATTGCGCAAGCGCCACTACGCGCTCGAAGCGCTGCCCGACACCATCGTCATTCCAGTGCTCGGCGAGGTCCGCCGCGAGCAGGTCGTCAAGCCGATCGAGGACGCCACGCTCGACGACATCGCCTTCGCCTTGCTGGGCGTCGAAGCTGAGTTCAGCGCGGTTGGCGACCGCATGCACGCCCTGCGCAAACTCTACGGTCTCGCCCGGCAAGCCGGCGCGCTCGGGAGTGAACGCGCGCTCGATGTCGCGTCACGCGACGCGGGAGACCACTGATGGCCCTGCGTCTCGTCAGCGCCGACGAACGACTGTCCGCCGCGGGTGCCAAGACCACCATGGCGATCTTCGGCCCGAGCGGAGTCGGCAAGACATCCTTGCTCAAATCGCTGCCGCCTGCGGAGACGCTCTGCATCGACCTCGAGGCGGGCATGAAGTCGGTCCAGGACTGGCCTGGCGACAGCATTCCGGTGCGCACCTTCGCCGACGCCCTCGACATCGGCTGTCTCGTCGGCGGGGTCAATCCATCGGCCGATCCGAGCGGCTTCTTCTGCGAAGCGCATTACCTGCACCTGAGCCAGACCTACCCCGATCTCGTCCAGATGATCGCGGGCAAGCGCATCGTCTTCGTCGACTCGATCACCGACCTCACACGCCAAGCCATGGCCTGGGCGAAGACCCGGCCTGAGGCTTTTTCCGACAAGACCGGCAAACCGGATACCCGCGGCGCCTACGGGCTGCTCGCCCGCGAGGTCATCGGCCTGCTCAAGCATCTGCAGCACGCGCAAGCAAAGACCGTGATCTTCGTTGGGATCCTTGAACGCGTCACCGACGAGTTCAACCGCACGACCTGGCAGCCGCAGATGGAGGGCGGGAAGGCGGCCCGCGAGCTTCCTGGCATCGTCGATCAGGTCGTCTCGATGCACCTGTTCTCAAGGTCCGCCGGCGACGAGTGGACGCTCGACGAGAAATCAAACGAACGCCGGCTTGTCTGCCGCGCCGGCAATCCCTTCGGCCTGCTGGCCAAGGATCGCAGCGGTCGTCTCGACGTGACCGAGCCGCCCGACCTCGGCGCGCTGCTCTCCAAGATCAACGCAACCCGGAAAGGATAACGAGCCATGAGCTTCGACATGAACGACGCTGAGCCGCAGAAAAGCGGGGAACTGATCCCCGACGGCGCCTTCGCCAAGGTCACCATGACCATCCGGCCGGGCGGCACCGACGGCCAGAGCGAGATCGACCGCGGGCTGCTCAAGGCATCGAACGCGCCCGGCAGCGATGTGCTGATGGTGGACGCGGAGTTCACCGTCGTCGAGGGCCCGCACATCCGGCGCAAGTTCTGGCAGGTGTTCACCGTCTCCGGCGGCAAGGTCGACGAGCAGGGTGTTTCGATCGGCTGGAAGATCTCCAAGGGCAGCTTCCGCGCGATGATCGACAGCGCGCTCGGCCTCGATCCGCAGGACATGAGCGAGGCGGCGAAGACGAAGCGGATCCTGCGCGGTCTGGCCGATCTCAACGGCATCAGCTTCGTCGCCAAGATCAAGGTCGAGCCCAGCGACGACCCGCGCTACGGCGACAGCAACAAGCTCGACCGTGTGGTTCTGCCGAGCGAGCCGGAATGGCGGAAGGTGATGGACGGCGAGGTCCTGGCGCCGAGCCCCAGCAGCCGCGCGCGGCCGAAGGCTGCGTCATCGGCATCGCCCGCAGCTCCGGCCTGGGGACAGGCCTCCGCGTCGCCGCCCGCGAACGCTGCGCCGGCCTGGAACCGACCTGCACAGCCGGGCACGGCTCCGGCAACAGTCCCAGCAGCCGCACCTTCAGCGGCGCCGGCTCCGAGTGGTCCGGCCTGGCTCAACACCTGACAACCATGACGGCGGATGAGTGGCAGGCGCACGTCACGCGCGAGGCGGCGAAGGCGATGGGACAATGGCTCGAAGGACGCGGAAGGCTTCACCAACCCATCGCCGCTCTCACGCTCCGCGATCTGGAGGCGATGGCGGCGAACGCGATCTCGCGGTTCGTCGTCCTGGCCTCACACCGGATCAAGGGCCAGCCGGACGACGCGGAGGACCTGACCCGGCTCTTGCTCGGGTAGGCGTCTGCGCCGTCTGCGGACGGCAAGCGGGGGGCTTCGGCTACGTCCACCAACTGCGCTGGGACCGCTTTCCCTACCACCGCTTCTGCTCGATGCGCTGCCTCGATGCCGGCTCGGCGCTCGCCAACAGGAACAACGGGATGATCGACAAGACCGACATGGAGATCCGAGCCATCAAGGAGGCGCGCCGGCATCTGGCCGAGACGCTCACCGATCTCGACCTGATGGCGCCGTTCCACGACCGCAGCGCGGCCGAGATCGACCGCATCATCGAAGCCTGCGTCGACGGGTTCCAGGAATCGATGCAGCGCCAGGCAGCCGCCCGCGACCCGCTCGACGATCCTTTGCCTTTCTAGAGGTGGCGCATGGGTATCGATCTCAATCACGACTCCGGTTTCGTCTACGGCCGCATCGGCCACGCGATCGGCGTGTCCGATCGGGTCAGTGCGCTGATCGACGAGGCTCTCGTGGCGCGCAACCGGGGTCAAAGGCCGCGCGACTATCTCGGCGGCAGCCGGATCGGCGAGCCCTGCGCGCGCAAGCTCGTCTACGAGGTGACCCATACGCCGAAGGATGAGGGACGGGATTTCGATGGCGCGATCCTGCGCATCTTCGACGCCGGCCACCAATTCGAGACGCTCTCGATCCGCTGGCTGCGCGGCGCCGGCTTCGATCTTCGCACCGAGCGCGCCGACGGCGGACAGTTCGGCTTCGAGGCGGCGGGCGGCAAGCTGCGTGGCCACATCGACGGCGTGATCGTCGCAGGCCCCGATGTCGGCCTGCGCTGGCCGGCACTGTGGGAGCACAAGGCGCTCAACGCCAAATCCTGGAACGACCTCGTCAAGCGCGGCCTTGCGCTCTCGAAGCCGGTCTACTTCGCCCAGGTCCAGCTCTACATGGGCTACCTGGAACTGGAGACCGCCGTCGTCACGGCGCTCAACAAGGACACCGAGGCGCTCCACCACGAGGTGGTCGCGTTCGATCCGCCCTGCGCGCAGGCGCTGTCCGACAAGGCCGTCGATGTCCTGCGCGCGGCAGCAGCCGGCGAACTCCCACCGCGGATCGCTGCGGCCCAGGATTTCTATTTGTGCCGGTTCTGTCCTTACGCCGCGCGCTGCTGGAAGGACCGGGCATGACCATCAACCTGTCAGACATGCAGGCGCGCGCCATCACGGCCATCCGCGACTGGTACGAGAACCGCCGCGGCGAGCAGCAGATTTTCCGGCTCTTCGGCTATGCCGGATCCGGCAAGACGACGATCACCGCTCTCGCAATCGACGCGCTCGGGTTCGAACCCATGACCCCCGGCGGCCTTGGCGGCGTGCTCTTTGCCGCCTTCACCGGCAAGGCGGCACTGGTCATGACGCGCAAGGGCACACCCGCCCAGACCATCCACAGCCTCATCTACCGGGTTTCCGAGGCGACGCCGGAGGAGATCGCGCGGGTGACCGAGGATCTGGCCGCGCTGCGCCGCGACCTGCCGCGCATGGGGCAGGCCGAGCGGGACTTCGCAATGACCCGGATCGCCCAGCTCGAGCTGCGCCTCGAGGACATCCACCAGCCGAAGTTCCTGATCAACGAGCAGTCGACCCTGCGCGATGCGGACCTGCTCGTCCTCGACGAGGTGTCCATGGTCGGCGCGGACATGGCGCACGATCTGCTGGCCTTCGGCAAACCGATCCTGGTGCTGGGCGATCCCGGCCAGTTGCCGCCGATCAAGGGCCTCGGCTTCTTCACCGAAGCAGCACCTGACGTGATGCTGACCGAGGTGCATCGCCAGGCGGGCGACAGCGCCATCCTGCGGCTCGCGACACTGGCCCGCGAGGGACTGCCGATCCCGCCCGGCGCGCATGATGACCATGTCTGGAAGATGTCCCGCCACGATGTCGGGCCTGCGCAGATGCTACAGGGCGGACAGGTGATCTGCGGCACCAACGCGACGCGGCGCTCTCTCAACACCGCGATGAAGCGCGCGGCCGGTTTCGGCGCCGACTATCCCACCGGCAGCGGCGAGAAAATCATCTGCCTCAAGAACCGCCACGATCTCGGGCTGATCAACGGCATGTTCCTGACCCTCACCGACGTGCGGCAGGACCCGGGCGACGACTTCGCCTTCAGCGCCATGGTCGAGACCGAGGACGGCCTGAGCATCGCCGGACGGCAGAGCTTCTGGCGCGGCGAATATGCCGACCATGTCGCTTTCGATCCCGAGCGCGGACGGCGGGAATGGCAGGTCCGGCGTGGTCTGATCGAGACCAGCTGGGGCTACGCGATCACCTGCCACAAGGCTCAGGGATCGGCCTACCCCACCGTCGTTGTCTTCGACGACGGCTTTGGGCGCACCGCCGCCGACCGCAACCGCTGGCTCTATACTGCGATCACCCGCGCGGAGTGGGGGCTCGTGATCCTTGCTTGATCTCAACGACGCCCTCCCGCCGCGCCCGGAAGCCGAGCGTTACGATCTGGACCTGATCGTTCAGCGGCTGCGCGAGACCGCCGAGACATGGGTGCCGCGTCTCTTTCCGAACGGTCGCCGGTCCGGCGAGGAATGGCGGCTGGCCAACATCCGGGGCGATGCGCCGCGCAAGATGGGATCCTGCGTCATCGCGTTGCGCGGCGCCCATGCCGGTGACTGGATCGACTTCGACGGCAATCAGGGCGGCGGCCCGATCAGCGCCATCGAGGAGGCGACGGGTCTCAAGGGCCGAGCGCTGATCGCAGCGGCGGCCGAGATGGCGGGCGTCGCTCCCGGTGCGCCGGCGCGGCGTGAGCCGCTGACACCACCACCCTCCAAGCGCGACCCCGCCCTGGAGATCGCGCATATCCTGTCCGCCGCGCAACCCATCGCAGGTTCGCCGGTCGCGCGGTATCTGGCCGGGCGCGGCCTGACCGTCCCCGGCGGGGCCGACCTGCTGTTCCATCCCGACCTGACGCATTGGGAGACCAAAACCGGCTATCCGGCCATGCTGGGGCGGGTCCGCGACCGCGACGGCACCGTCATCGGTCTGCATCGCACCTACCTCGCGATCGACGAGAGAGCGGTCAACAAGGCGCCCCTCGACAAGGCGAAGAAGATGCTCGGCCGGGTGGCCGGCGGCGCCGTGCGTCTCGCCGAGCTCGGCGACGGCGATCGGCTGGCGCTTTGCGAAGGCATCGAGACCGGGCTCGCGGCGATGACCGCATGCGCTGGTCTACCGGTCTGGGCGACGCTCTCCACCTCCGGCCTGGAGCAGATCGATCTGCCGCCCGCCGCGCGGCGCATCCTGATCCTCGCCGACAACGATGTCTCCGGCGCCGGCATGCGCGCCGCGGACGCCGCCGCCCGGCGCCTGCGCGCGCAGGGCCGCGACGTGGCGATCGTGCTGCCGCCTCTTGAGGGCGAGGATTTCAATGACTTTCTGCTCCGCGAGGGGCCCGAGGCTGTCGCGCGGGCGATCGCCGAGGCGGACAGCGCCGTCGATGCCGAAACGGTCCTGCAGATCGGCCGGCACCGGCCCCTCAACTACGAAGAGCCCCAGGCGCTGCCGACGCTGCGGGCCGACGAGGGCGACCTGGGCCGCGCCGTCGAACGAGTCTGGAGCCTGCTCCTGGAAGCGAACCGCACACCATGGATGTACCGCTTCGCCGGCCAGCTCACATGGGTCGTCCCTGACGACGAGGGGCGACCTGTCGCGACTACGATCACCGAGGAACGCCTGCGCCACATGCTGGCGCGGCTCGCGCACTGGAAGCGGCTCAACGCCAAGGGCGAACTGGTGGCTGCACCGCCGCCGCTCGGCGTCGTCAAATCGGTGCTCGCAACTCCAGATCCGGCGCTGCCCGTGCTGGTCGGCATCGTGAACACGCCGGTCTTCGGCCGAAACGGCAAGCTCCTCACCAGCCCTGGTTATCACCCCGATGCCCGGCTTCTCTACGCCCCGATGCCCGGGTTCACCGTGCCTGCCATTCCCGTCAGACCGTCAGCCGCAGAGATCGCTGGCGCGCGCAGCCTTCTGTGCGAGGACCTGCTGGGCGACTTCCCGTTCGTCGGTCCGGCCGAGCTAGCCCATGTGGTCGCCCTCCTGCTGCTCGGCTTCCTGCGCGGCATGATCGATGGGCCGACGCCGCTGCATCTGATCGAGAAGCCGACGCCTGGCTCCGGGGCGACGCTGATGGTCGACGCCATCGCCACGATCCTCACCGGCGCCGGCGCCAGCGTCATGACCGAGGGCCGCGACGACGAGGAGTGGCGCAAGCGCGTCACCGCGAAGCTGCGCCAGATCCCGGCGATCGTGCTGATCGACAATCTGCGCAACAAGCTCGACAGCGCGGCCGTGGCGGCGGCTCTCACCGCACCGTTCTGGGAGGACCGCATTCTCGGCGCCTCGGAGATGGCGCGGCTGCCGATCCGCTGCCTGTGGATCGCCACCGGCAACAATCCGGAGTTCTCCAACGAGATGGCGCGACGTCTTGTGCGCATCCGGCTCGATCCGCATGTCGAGCGGCCCTGGCAGCGCACCGATTTCCGCCACCCCGATCTGATGACCTGGGTGCGCGCCAATCGCCCGCGTCTCGTCGCCGCCTGTCTCACGCTTTGCCAGGCCTGGATCGCCGCGGGAAAACCGCGCGCCTCACGCACCATCGGCTCCTACGAGAACTGGGCGCAAATCATCGGTGGTGTGCTCGAGGTCGCCGGCATTCCAGGTTTCCTCGGCAATCTCGACGAGATGATGGAGGCCTCCGACAGCGAGGGTGCAGGTTGGCGCAGCTTCGTGTCGGCCTGGTGGGATCGCTTCGGCACCGCCGAGGTCGGAACCGTTGACCTGTTCGCGATTGCGCAGACGCTCGAACCGCCATTGCCGCTCGGAACAGGCAACGATCAATCGCAACGGGTGCGGCTCGGTAAGGCACTGCCGAAAATGCGCGACCGCATCTTTCGCTGCGGCGACCTCGATCTGCGCCTTGCATCGGCGGGCAAATACCAGGGTGCGGCGCGCTGGAGGCTCCAGATCGTGCTCTCCGCCGAAGGCTCAGGTTCGGCATCGGCCGAAAATTCGGTGAGGGTTGCGTATTCTCGTGAGGGTTGGTCCGACAACCCTCACGAAATAAAGAGACATGAAATCAATGTCTTGAAGGACGCTCGTGAGGGTCGTGAGGGTCGTGAATGTTTCCCAGACCCTTACGCGTGCGCGCACGCGCACGCGCACACGATAGAAGACCCCGGAAAACCCTCACAACCCTCACCACCCTCACGGGAGGCTTTTGAAACAACAGGTTACGGCCTGGAGGGTGCGGAGCCTCACCCTCACCACCCTGACCAACCCTCACGACGGACCGATCCCCTCGGCGCCGACCCACCCGACTGGCTGCGGGAGCTCGATCCATGAGCCCCGTACGCCCCGCCCATCACCCCATCGCGCATCAAACCGGAAAGGAGCCGATCATGGCCCACGTATCTCTGACCCCGAAACCCATGAGCGCCTCGTTTCCCGGCGGCGCTCTGCTGGCCCTCGACCTGGGTACCACCACCGGGTGGGCGCTGCGGGCGGCGGACAGCCTGATCACCAGCGGCACGGTCTCGTTCCGCCCGAGCCGCTACGACGGTGGCGGCATGCGCTACCTGCGCTTCACCAACTGGTTGACCGAGATCGACCGGCTGTCCGGCCCGATCGCCGCGATCTGGTTCGAGGAGGTGCGCCGGCACGCCGGCACCGACGCGGCCCACGTCTACGGCGGGCTCATGGCCACGTTGACCGCATGGGCCGAGCTGCGCGGCGTTCCCTACGAGGGCGTGCCGGTGGGGACATGGAAACGGTGCCTATGCGGCAAGGGCAATGCCAGCAAGGGCGAGGTCACCGAGGCCGTGATCGCCAAAGGTTTTTCGCCTGCCGGCTCCGACGAGGCCGACGCTTTGGCCATCCTCCATTGGGCGGTCGCGACGAATGGGGGCATCAATGGCTGACAAATGGCATTCGCCGGTCAGCCGGGTCTGCGAAACCTGCGGTTCGGCGTTTTCGGTCCAATACCAAACCACGCGACGTCCGGGAGGGGGGCGCTACTGTACGCAGAAGTGCAACCCTCGCATTCACGAGTTGAACCGGAGCAGGGTCGCCCTTGCCATCGGACCCAAGCTGGCAGTCGTCAATGCAGCATGCGCCACCTGCGGGCGGAGCTTCAGGACGCGGGTCAAGAACATCGCGCGCGGCGGCGGACGATTTTGCTCGCGGGCATGCAACCCGGTCTATGCCAGACGTTTCGAGCCTGCCGAAAAATTCCGCCGCCATAACCTGAAACGGAACTACGGCCTGACGACCGGCGAATTCGAACAGATGCGCCTCTCCCAGCAGGGACGCTGCGCAATCTGCCGATCGCTGCCTGACGAGCCCCACGGAGTGCTCGTCGTCGACCATTGCCATATGAGCGATCGCGTAAGGCAGTTGCTGTGCAACAACTGCAACATGGCCGTCGGCCTCCTTCGCGACGATCCGGTCACGGCCACCCGGCTTGCAGCCTACCTGCTCAGGCACGACCGCGACGAGGCCGATGCGGACTTGGCGCTCGCCATTATCCGGCAGTCCTTCCAATCGGAGGACGTGGCATGAGATGGCATCCCCAAGGCTACGGTGGCGAGCGTCGCCCGCCCGAGCAGGTCAAGCGCGACGGCTGGATAAACCAGGGCCTGCTGGTCGTCAGCCCGGCCGATCCACGCCTCACTTGGCCCGAACGGGAGCTGGTCCGCCAGCTTGGCGAAAAGCTCTATGGACGGGCGCAGCTGGCAGGCCGCACACCGGCCAAGGCGGGTGCGCGATGACCGGCTGGACCGCGGCGCTCGTCGAGGAGCGGCTCGTCGAGGCGGCCGACGTGCTGAAGCGGCTGCCCGAGGTGAAGGTGCGGGGCTACTTCAACACCTGGCCGCAGATGGTCCACGAGTTCGCCGACCTGGTTGGCCAGGAGCCGCGGCGCCTGCGACGTCCGCCGCCCACGTCGGCTGCGATCAGCAGGATGGAGGAAGCTCTGCCCTGGCTTCGCTGGCTGGAACCCGAAGTCGCCAAGCTCGTCTGGGCTCGCGCGGAGGGTACGCCCTGGAAGCCCATCTGCTGGCGCTTCGCCATCAGCCGGGCGACCGCCGACCGGCGCTGGAAGTACGGGCTCTCGCTGATCGTCTGGCGGCTGAACGGCCGGCGCGGTTGCGGCCCGCAGCGTGTCCAGGTCCAGAGAATGTCGTCTAACTCATTGAACTACAACAGAACCCAGTGAGACATTTTTGGCTGAGACAGATCAACCGGGAATACATAGGATTCCCGGCAGGATCGGGAGAGACGCGAGCGAAAGCTGGGTCGCCGCCTCTTCGATCCTTGTCTCCCCGAGGACCATCACCATGCAACTTCGCATCACGCGTCCGGCGGTTGTCGCCGATGGCGGTACCACGCGCCAGTTCATGCCAGGCCTCACGGTCACCGTGGCCGACACCACTGCGGCGCGGTTGCTCCGGCTGCAGGCTGCCGTCGTGGTCGATGCTGGCGACGCCAACGCCCCGGTCGAGCCCGAGGCCCCGCGCCGACGCCGGAAGTCAACTGATGCCGGTTGAACTCTCCGTCGCGCACACGCTGGACCGAGCGGTCGCGGCACTGTCCGATCTTGAGCGCCGGCAAGTGCCGTACGCCACGGCCCGAGCGTTGACCTCGGTCGCCTACACCGCCCGCGACGAGGTGCGCAAGGAACTGCCGGGCCGCTTTGCGATCCGCCGCCCCTGGGTCGCCCGCGGCATCGCGGTGGAGCCCGCCAAGAAGTCGACGCCTGCCGCCCGCGTGTTCTCGCGCGACACCTTCATGGTGGCGCAGGAGACCGGCGGTGCGAAGTCCGATGCCCGACCGATCCCGGCAGGCCGGCTCGCCGCCGTGCACAAGACCCGGGTGGTGCCGCGGAGCCAGTGGGTCGCGCCGCTGCTCCGACGCAAGAACGTCTTCTATCGCGCCGGCTCGGTGTTCGAGCGCAAGGGCGACAGGATCGAGGCGCTGTACCGTCTGCGCAGGCAGGTGTCGGTGGCGCCCCGCTTCGGGTTCGCGGCGACGGTCGAGCGCGTGGTCGCCGAAGGGTTCGCCGCCAGCTTCGCTCTCGCGCTCGGACGCGCAATGGACACGGCACGGTGACTCAGTGGAAAACCATCATCAACTCATTGATATTACTTAAAACCTCGTGAGACACTTTTTGCTAAGACATCGATTCTGCGATCTCTTATATTGCGATCTGTCATCGAGATGACGCCGCCGGGGACCGAAGAATGGTTCCTCCCGGTTGTATTTCTCGTGGGGGACGCGCGCACCGCAACGGATCGCTAGCGTCAGAGCCGAAAACTGGGAAGCCAATCCATTTGGAAGCCACCCGCCGAGCCAGAATATCCACGTGATATCAATGGACTAACCTGGACTCCAGGATGACTTCCGGAGTCCACCCGGAATCCACCTCGTGGACTCCACCTGGAAGCCACCCCGGCATCCACCCTCCGCTCGACCGAGGTCTTTGCCATTATGTCGCTCAGCTTCGCGCCCGACCAGGTTGCGTCCTGGCCGATCGGACGGCTGCTGCCCTATGCCCGCAACGCCAGGATCCACGACGACGGTCAGGTGGCGAAGATCGCCGGCAGCATGGCGGAGTTCGGCTGGACCGTGCCGGTGCTGGTCGCCGGAAGCGGCGAGATCATCGCCGGCCACGGCCGGGTGCTGGCGGCTCGCAAGCTCGGGCTCGAAGCGGTGCCGGTGATCGTTCTGGATCACCTGACCCCGGCGCAGCGTCAGGCTTACCGCATCGCCGACAACCGGCTGACAGAACTTGGCGGCTGGGACGAGGCGCTGCTTGCCGGCGAGCTGAAGGAACTGGTGGCAGAAGACTTCGACCTGTCGCTGGTTGGCTTCGAGGACGGCGAACTCGATCGTCTGCTGGCGCTCGACGAAGATGGCGGGACGGAGTCGGAAGCAGGCACTCCGCCGGTCGTGGTGCCGGAGCCGCCGCGCAATCCGGTATCGCGCACCGGCGACCTCTGGATCCTTGGCGATCACAGGCTTCTCTGCGGCGACAGCACGAAGCCCGAGGACGTTCGGCGCCTGATGAACGGCGAGCGGGCGGTGCTGTTCGCGACCGACCCGCCCTATCTGGTCGACTACGACGGCTCGAACCATCCGACGCGGAACAAGGACTGGTCGCACTCCTACGGCGTGACGTGGGACGACAGCAGCCAGGGCTCCGACCTCTACGACGGCTTCATTGCTGCCGCGGTCGCGGAAGCCATCACCGAGGACGCGGCTTGGTACTGCTGGCACGCCTCCCGCCGCCAGGCGATGCTGGAGGCGTGCTGGGAGAAGGCCGGCGCCTTCGTGCACCAGCAGATCATCTGGGTGAAGGATCGCGGCGTGCTGACCCGGTCCCATTACCTCTGGAAGCACGAGCCGTGTTTCATGGGCTGGCGCCGGCCGAACCGGCCGCCGAAGGTGGCCGAGGAGACGCTGGCCTCCACTTGGCCGCTGCCCAGCTTCGCGAAGGACGACCGGCCCGACCATCCGACGCCGAAGCCGCTCGACGCCTTCGGGATCCCGATGCGCCAGCACGTGGCACGCGGCGGACTCTGCTACGAGCCGTTCTCGGGTTCGGGCTCGCAGATCATGGCGGGCGAGGCCAATGGCCGCCGCGTTTACGCGATGGAGATCAGCCCGGCCTATGTGGACGTCGCCGTGGAACGTTGGCAGGCCGAGACTGGTCGCGACGCTGTCATGGACGGTGCCGGGCGGACCTTCTCGGCGGTGAGGGACGAGCGGCTGGGCGAGACTGCGGAGGACGAGGAAGTGGCAGCATGAAGCAGTCACGTGTCATGTCGATGATCGAAGCCGCGACGAACGTTGTGGTCGGCTATCTGCTGGCCATCGCCACGCAGATCGTCGTGTTCCGTGGTTCGGGATCGAGACAGGGCTTGCCGAGCACATGACCATCGGCCTCGCCTTCGTGGTGGTGTCGCTATTGCGCGGCTACGCGCTGCGGCGACTGTTCGAGATGGTCCGGGTGCGATACGCACAATGAGAAACCGCCGCCCCCGAAGGACGGCGGTCTCCACGATTGGCAGCTGTCGCTGGGTCAGGTCGCCGACAGGCGATAGACGCGCCCGCGTCCCTCGATTTTTTCCGAAGTGACGTCTATGCCGAGCCGCTTCTTCAGAGCCCCGGCGATAGCACCCCTGACCGTGTGAGCTTGCCATTCGAGGGTCTCGGCGATCTCGGCGATGGTCGCGCCGGTCTCGGCTCGGAGCATCTCGATCAGCAGCGCCTGCTTGGTGCCCTCGCGCGGCTTCCGCTCTTTGTGCGCGGGCTTTGTCTCGGCTGCGGCGTCCGTCTCGGTGTCCTCGGCCGGCGCTTCAGTGGCGCCCGTCGGCGCACTGTCGGCGCTCTCCGGCGCAATGCCGATGGCAGCGAGCCCGGTTTCTGTCGCGACCAGCGTGGTGCCATGCCCGTCGCCGGTCTCGCGCCAGACAGGCTCCTCTTTACGGAGGTCGGCATCGACCTCCTCGACGAGGCCTTTGGCGACCATGGTATCCACCACCTTGGTGGCGGCACCTCCGCGCAGGGAGCCGGGAAGCGGCAGGACGTTGTGCCCCTCGCGCAGAGCGGCGGCGCGGAGGATTGCGGCTTGCGTGTCAGTGAGCTTGGTCATGGGGTCGTCTCCGTCGGCGGGGCCGCGACCGTCGCAGCCCTTCTACGACCCCAAGCCGCGCGGTGTGGCGCGGCCGGAGTTCGGGCGGTAGCCGGGTTCACTCGGCGTGTTCGCCTTCCTTGAAAGCGGCGTCGGTGATGCGGTTTAGAAGTTCGGCGTAGTGGGCGAGCGTTCCGACATGGCCCCAGTTGATGTCGTCGGGCGCGTAGCCAAAATGGTCGTCGCTCAGGCTCTTCAGTCGGTCGAGCATCGCGTCGATTTCGGCCTTGGTGGCAATGAAAGCGTCGATGGCTTGCGGCTTGTTCCGGGTCTTGATCATGGCTGCCTCCGTCCTTGCTGGTGACGCCATACAGGCTCTGATCGAAGCCCCCATCAAGTCGATAAGATGATGATTTCGAACACTAATCAGAACTGCTCATGCAGGGCCTGAGTGAGCGTCAGTACGCGGCTCACCGTGGCGTGTCGCGGGGTGCGGTGCAGAAGGCGCGGACCAGCGGGCGCCTGGCGCTGCACGCCGACGGCTCGATCGACGCCGCCGGCTCGGACGCGCGCTGGTCATCGTCGACCGACCCGGCGATGGCGCGCGGGAACACCAAATCGGTTCCGGCCACCGCTATAGCCGGCGTCCGCGACACCCTCGCCGAAGCGGGCCAGCCAACGGCCGGCGCGACGACGTTCATGCAGGCGAGGACCGCCAACGAGGTGCTGAAGGCGCAGGAACGCCGGGTTCGCCTTCAGAAGATGAAGGGCGAACTGATCGACCGGGCGCGCGTGGTCGGCCAGGTGTTCGCACTGGCGCGGACGGAACGGGACGCCTGGGCGCAGTGGCCTGCCCGCGTCGCCGGCCTGATGGCGGCCGATCTCGGGGTCGAAGCCGGTCTCCTGCGCCGCGTCCTGGAGAACCATGTCCGCCAGCACCTCGCAACGCTTGCCGAGCCGAGGCTCACCGTCGACTGACCTGTCAGATGATTACGGCTACGACGGCGGCGACCAGGTGCTCGCGGCCTGGCTCCAGGGGCTCGCACCCGACCCGGACCTGACCGTATCGAGGTGGGCCGACCGGCACCGCCGCCTGACCTCGGTGGCGTCGGCCGAGCCCGGCGCCTGGCGAACGGATCGGACACCGTACCTGCGGTCCATCATGGACGACCTGTCGCCGTCGTCAGCGGTCGAGCGGGTCGTCTTCATGAAGGGCGCCCAACTCGGTGGGACCGAGGCTGGCCTGAACTGGCTCGGCTACGTGATCCATCACGCCCCAGGGCCGCTGCTGCTGGTTCAGCCGACCGTCGAGGGCGCCAAACGCGTCTCCAAGCAGCGTGTCGACGCGCTGATCGAGGCAAGCCCGGATCTGGCCGCGCGCGTCCGAGACCCGCGCTCGCGCGACAGCGGCAACACGGTGCTGATGAAGGAGTTCCCGGGCGGCGTGCTGATCCTGACCGGCGCCAACTCGGCGGTCGGCCTGCGCTCGATGCCGGTGCGCTATCTGTTCCTCGACGAGGTCGACGGCTATCCGGGCGACGCCGATGGGGAAGGCGATCCGGTACCGCTGGCGATCCAGCGCGCGGCAACCTTCCTGAACCGCAAGATCCTGATGGTGTCGACGCCGACGCTGAAGGGGTTCAGCCGGATCGAGGCGGCGTATCTGGAGAGCGACCGGCGGGTGTTCGCCGTGCCCTGCGACGGCTGTGGGCAGCACCAGCAGATCGTGTGGCGGGACATCCGCTGGACATCGGGGCGCCTCGAGGAAGCGGCCTGGCACTGCCCGACCTGCGGAACCCGGCATCCTGAGCACCGCAAGCCCGCGTTGCTTGCCGCCGGCGCCTGGCAAGCGACGGCGTCAGGTGACGGACGGACGGCTGGTTATCATCTCTCCAGCCTCTACAGCCCGTGGGTGTCGTGGGCAGAGATCGCTGCCGAGCATGCCGCTGCCAAGGAGGACCCGGTTGTTCCCCGTCAGCACCTTTGAGACAGTTTCCGTCTTTTGGATAGTGGAGGGTTTTGGTCTCATCGCAGTGACGTAGGAACGAAGATGAGGCCAAAACCCTTGACCCGAAGACGACACCCGGCGAACGGATGGCGAAGGATATCCGGCGTGCGACCCGTCGGCATTTCTCTGCGGAAGACAAGATCCGGATCGTTCTGGACGGCCTGCGCGGCGAAGACAGCATCGCGGAGCTCTGCCGCAAGGAAGGCATCGCCCAGAGCCTCTATTACGTCTGGTCGAAGGAGTTTCTGGAGGCTGGTAAGCGTCGCCTGGCTGGCGACACGGCGCGGGCCGCCACGACCGACGAGGTGAAGGCCCAGCGCCGGGAGGTGAGCGCCCTGAAGGAAGTCGTCGCTGAGCAGGCCCTGGAAATCCGTTTGCTCAAAAAAAGCATGATCGCGGATGGGGGCGACGAGGAATGAGATATCCCTCTGCGGAGAAAGCCGAGATCATCCGGCTCGTCGAGCAGTCGCACCTGTCTGCCTGCCAGACCTTGGCTCGGATCGGCGTGAGCCGATCGACCTTCTACCGCTGGTACGATCTCTACCAGACAGGCGGCCCGGAGGCGCTGGAGGACAAGCCCTCCCGGCCCAGTCGAGTCTGGAACCGGATCCCGCAGGACATCCATGATCAGATCATCGAACTGGCTCTGGAAGAGTCCGAGTTGAGCCCGCGGGAACTGGCGGTCCGGTTCACTGAAACCAAGGGGTACTTCGTATCGGAGGCCAGTGTTTACAGGCTGTTAAAAGCCCACGATCTGATCACCAGCCCTGCCTTCATCGTCATGAAGGCGTCCAACGCCTTCAAGGACAAGACCACTGCGCCGAACCAGATGTGGCAGACCGATTTTACGTACTTCAAGATCATCGGGTGGGGTTGGTTCTATCTGTCGACGGTTCTGGACGACTTCTCGCGTTACGTTATCGCGTGGAAGCTCTGCAGCACCATGAAGGCCGAGGACGTGACGGACACCCTGGAGTTGGCCCTGAATGCGTCAGGCTGTGACCAGGCCCATGTCCGGCACAAGCCGCGTCTGCTGTCGGACAATGGCTCCAGTTACATCTCCGGCGATCTGGCAGAATGGCTCGGAAAGCAGGACATGAAGCATATCCGCGGTGCGCCATATCACCCTCAGACCCAGGGCAAGATCGAGAGATGGCATCAGACCTTGAAGAACCGGATCTTGCTGGAGAACTACTTCCTGCCCGGCGACCTTGAGGCCCAGATCGGCACCTTCATCGAGCACTACAACCATCACCGCTACCACGAGAGCCTGCAGAACCTGACCCCAGCGGACGTCTACTTCGGCAGAGCCAAAGACATCCTGGCCGAACGGATGCGCATCAAACGCCAAACCCTCGAGCATCGGCGCTTGCAACACCGCAAAATCGCCGCCTAAACATCAACCCAGATGAGGCCCGCTCTCCGATAAAAAGACGATCCGATTGTCTCGAATGTTCTGACGACGCACACTAGGATCGCGCAACGCGACTTGCGCGGCGGCTTGGGGGGATCGGATGCTGACGTCGGCGAAACGGGGCGCGCTGGCGTCCACCCTGGCGGCGCTGCTGGCGCTGACCGGCGTGCCGCTCGACGGGCGGGCCGCCGGCGCGGCGACACCAACTGTCGCGGCGCCAGCCGGTGCGCCCCCGGCCGGTGCGCCCCCAGCCGGTGCGCCCCCGGCCGGCGCGCCGGCGGACCAGCGTCCGGTGCTGAAGGCGCTGGCGCGGCTGACCGAGTGGATGCAGGCGTCCGGGGTCGGCGCGATCGAGACCGCCGGGCCGCCGGTGGTGGTCGATCGCGCCGGCGCCGAGGTGGTCCGACTGCCCGGCCTGGTCTGGCGTTCCGCGGACGCGACGCTGAGCTTCGGGGACGTCGAGGTCACGCGCGCCGACGCCGGCAACGGGCGGTGGCGGCTGACCGGCGCCCTGCCGGCGCAACTGACCGTGCAGGCGCCGGGCGCGCTGGCCATGGTCATGACGACCGGCGCCTCGGCGGTCGACATCGTCGTCGATCCCGGCACCGGAATCGTGTGGTCGACGTCGATCGAGGCGAGCGACGTCGCCGCCGTCATGGAGCCGGTCGGCCGCGCGACCATCGCCGGCGTGGCGATCCGCAGCGATGTCCTCGACGGCGCCGGCGGCAAGGCCTTGCTGACCTCCGGCTACCGGCTGGACGGGCTGGTGATCAGCGCGGCACCGGACGCGCCGGGCGGGTCGCCGACCGAACTGGCGCGCTTCGGGTCGATCGGCACCGACGCGCGGATGGACGGGGTCGACTGGCCGCGTCTGGTCGAGATGCAGGCGTTCCTGATCGCCAACCCGGCGGGCTTGGCGGACGGCGGCGAGCCGGCCCGGCACCTGCAGTCGATGCTCACGACACCGGACTTGATCATGGACGGCGCGGCGTTCCGCTTCGGCGTCGAGGACGCCCGGATCGGCGAGGCGGCCGGCGGTCCGATGTCGGTCGCCCGGCTGGAGTTCCACGCCGGCGTGTCGGGGCTGGCCGGCGGCAGCGCCGCCGGCAGCATCGGTTACGGGCATGACGGGCTGAAGATCCTGCTGCCGCTGCCGGTCGACGGGGCCGCGGTGCCGGAGTCGTTCGGGCTGGAACTCGCGGTCGAGCGGATCCCCGGCCGCGACCTGCTGGACCTGCTCGGCGCCGGCGGCGGAACCGCGGCGGGCGATTGGGCGGCGGTTGACGAAGCCGCGCTGCTGGCGCTGCTGCAGCGCGCCGGAACCACCGCGCGGGTCAGCGGGGCGCGGATCCGCATGGCCGGCATGGGGGCGGATCTGGACGCCGAGATCCAGGCGTCCGCGACCGCTCCGGACGGGATCGCCGGCCGGCTGGTGCTGACCGTGGTCAATCTCGACCGCATCGTGGCGGCGCTCGGGCCGCTGATCACCGACGAGCTGGCGGCGGTCCAGCTGGCCGCCGTCCTGGGGCAGCGGGCCGAGGCGCCCGACGGCACCGTGACGCACCGCTGGGCGATGACGCGCGACCCCGACGGCCGCTCGACCCTGAACGGCAACGACGTCTCGGCGCTGGTCGGCGATCATTTCGCGAGCCTCGGCCGCAGCCTGGGCAGCCCAAGCGACCGGGCGCCGTCCGGCGGCTCCGGAACGCCTGCGGCCGGCGACGGCATCAGCGCGGCGTTCCTGGCGGCCCGCCTCGAGGAATTCGGCCTTGGCGCCACCGTCGCGGTCGGCGCCTCGGGCGAGACCACGGTGTCCGCCGATCTGGCCGATTCACTGGAAGGCCTGGCGCTGGAGGCGCAGTTCTTCGACTGCGCCGCCGACGGCGCGTGCGGCAACTGCATGCTGTATCTCGGCGTCGAGCCGGACCAGCAGGTCCCGCTCGCCCGGATCAACGAGTGGAACAGCGGCGAGCGGTGGGTGCGGGCCTACCGCGGCGAGAACCGCGCGGTCTGGCTCGAGCTGGACATTCCGGGGGAGGGCGCTTCGGCGGCCGCCGTCGACGCGGCGATCCGGCGGTTCCTGGACGCCGCGGAGCGGTTCGTGGCCGACATGGCGCCGGACCGCTAGCGCGCGTCACGATCGCGGTTCGGCGCTCTCCCGGGCCGGCGGAAGGCCCGGCAGTCGATCCGCCGCGGCCCGCAGCTCGGCGGCGATCGAACGACCGAGCGTGGCGTCGGACGGATTGTCGGACAACGCCCCGAAGGTGCGGATCAGCCACTCGAGCGCGTCGGCGTGGCCGCGCAGGACCTCCGGGTCGAGCGCCTCGACGGCGGCGAGCGCCGCGAACGCCTCGCCGGCCCGGATGTTGGCGGCGTCCTGGATGGCCACGGTCTCCGGGCACTCGAAGGCGGCGACCGCCTCGACCGCGGCCTCCAGCAGCGAGGCCGCCTCGCGCCAGGCCCGCACCACGGTGGCGGGATCGCCTCCCGCGTCGCACACCGCCGGGTCCCGTTCCGCCGGGTCCCGTTCCGCCGGGTCCCGTTCCGCCGGCAACGGCGGACCGAGGGCGGCGGCGACCCGACCACCAGTGCCGTGGGCCGATCCGTCGCAGTTCATCGCACGACCTCCAGTTCCGTTCTCCAACCCGCCGCCCGTCGCGATCAGCCATCGCAACCAGCCGTCGTGACCAACCGCCGGTACCGGCCGTTTCCGGCGGCCGCGGACCGACGTCGGTAGCCGCTTTCGGCGATACCGTATGGTGGCCGAGCGTGTCAAACTGAGGTTGTAGTTAAGGATTTTGGTTAGCGCGGTGCTGTCGCGCTGCCCCGGAACGCGGCGCCGCGCGGACCGCCGCCCGGCATCCAAACGAGCGGCTGGCCGTCCGGCAATCTCGGGCCCCGGTTGCGCCGGCCCTCCGGCGGATCCGGCGGCGGGTCAGCCGGCGGGAACCGGCCACCCGACCCGGCAGCGGTGCGGCGCCGGCATCGTCCGGCGGCGCCTGGGACTATCTCAGATAGAGATTTTCGCTTGCTCCAGGGCGGCGGCGGCTCTTCTATGGAGGCAATGAAGCTCGTTCACCAGACCCAGTGGATCTGTCAGGCCGGCGGCGTCGGCAGCCGGGTGTCGCCGGTCGGCGACTCCGCCGCCGCCGAACGCTGGCTGCTGCACGGCCTGGGCTGCGTGCGGATCACGCGGACGCTGGACCGCCTGAAGATGCGGCTGGACGGCCGGCTGTTCGAGCCGGTGCGGTGCGAGCGGCTGCTGGAGGCGATCGCGCCGCTGTCCGGCCAGGTCGCGGCGTACGACTTCACGATCTGGAGCGGCACCGCCGACGGCACCTACGCGTTGTCGCCCGCCGCAGAGACCGTCGGCATTGAGGGCGCGGAACTGGCGTCCGCCGTGCTGCTCGACGCGACCGACGCCAGTGCCGGCAACACCGAGGCCGTGGTGCTGGCGCGCGGACCCGTGGTTCTCGCCGATGCCGCTCTCGTGATCGACGCCTCGGTCGACGACGCGACCAAGCGCGCCGCCAAGCTGGCCGAGCTCGCCGCTCACGGCCTGGTCGCCCGTATCGCCGTCTGAACCGTCAACATTCCGAACCCCGGAGGTCCGACCCGTGACCGTGATCGTCAATCCCTTCGACAGCGGCGGCTACACGCTGGCCGAGATGACGGCGGCCATCCAGCTGCTGCCCAACCGCTAAGGCCGGCTTGGCGCCCTCGGCCTGTTCGCGCCCGAGCCGATCAGCCAGCGCCAGGTCACCGTCGAGCAAATCGAGGGTGAACTGCGCCTGCTGCCCGCCGTAGCACCCGGTGCACCCGCCACCGTCGGCTCGCCCGAGACCGCCAGCATGCGCTCCTTCACCGTGCCGCACATTCCGCACAACGACGTGGTGCTGCCCGAGGAGGTCCAGGGCAAGCGCGGCTTCGGGCTCGCCGCCGCCGAGGACCCGCTCGCCCAGGTGATGATGCGCAAGCTCACCCGCATGCGCTGGAAGCACGCCCAGACCCTGGAGTACATGCGGGCCAAGGCGCTTCACGGCATCACCAAGGATGGTGCGGGCCGGACCGTCTACGACTGGCACGCCGAGTTCGCGATCACGGCCAAGTCGGTCGATTTCAAGCTCGGTACCGACACCACCGACGTGCTCGGCAAGTGCCGCGAGGTCCTGCGCCATGTCGAGGAGAACCTGAAGGGCGAGAGCATGACCAGCGTGCACGCTCTGGTCAGCCCCGGGTTCTGGGACAAGCTGATCGTCCACAAGCGGGTCGAGGAGGCCTACAAGTACTTCGAGGCGAACGCCGGGTTGAACCCGCTCCGACAGGACCTGCGGACTGGCTTCCGCTTCGGCGGCCTCGCCTTCGAGGAGTATCTCGGCACCGTCACGCTCTCGACCGGCCAGACCGACAGCCTGCTGACGGTCGGCGAGGGCATCGCCTTCCCGATGGGGACGACCGACACCTTCCGGACGTTCTTCGCGCCGGCCAACCTGATGGACGCGGTCGGCACCTACGGGCAGGAGCTGTACGCCTATCAGATCGCCCGCGAGAACGGCACCGGCATCGACGTCTACAGCCAGTCGAACCCGCTGCCGATCGTGAAGCGCCCGGCGCTCGTCGTCCGGCTGTTCAGCTCGAACTGACGCGGCTGGAGGCGGCATCATGCCGGGGTGGGACGAGCTGGCCGCGATGGTCGGCGGCGCCGCGCGCGACGCGTTCGGCACGACGGTGCTCTACCGGCCAGAGAGCGGGGATCCCGTCACCATCACCGCCATCTTCCATGCCGAGCATGCCGAGGCCGGGCTCGCCGGCGGCGTGCCGGTGACCACGACGGCGCCGGTGCTCGACGTGCTGCTCGCCGACCTTGCCGTCGAGCCCGAGGAAGGCGACTCCGTCACCCTGGCTGGCTGCGACTACCGCGTGGTCGATATCCGCGGCGACGGCATGGGTGGGGCAAAGTTAATCCTGCATCGGGTGCCGACATGAGCCATCCCCGCAGTCAGATCCGCGATGCCGTGCGAGCGCGGCTCGCTGGTCCGTCACCGTGCACGGAAGCCGGCGACCGCGTGCATGTGAATCGCACGACACCGCTGTTCGCCAAGGCTCTGCCTGCCATCCTGGTCTACGCCCGCGACGAACGGGTGGACGGCACGCCGGATGGCCCGGGCGGCCCGACACGTCGTGTGCTCGACCTCGCCATCGAGATCGTCGCCGAGGGCGAGCACGCCGACGCCCAGGTGGACCGTATCGCCGCCGAGGTCGAGACCGCCTTTGAGGAGGACGACACCCTCGAACGCCTGGTCGAGTCGATGCGCCTGTTGCGCACCGATATCGATGTCGACGGTGACGGCGACACACCCATTGTCGTCGCCCGTCTCGGCTACGAGGTGGTGTACTGGACGGTCCGCGAAGCGGACGAGGAAGCTGTCGCTCCAACGGATGTTCGGCTGAAGATCTACTCGCCGTTCGGACCGCCGGTTGAGCCGGAGTACCACTCGCTGACCAGCCTGATGCTGCAGACCTGATGGGCGAGCGGCTCCATCTGAACCGCGACGTCGCCGACATCGAGCGGCGGCTCGGCTGCATGGCGCTATACGGCACCATCGCCGAGGCCGACTATGCGGCCGCCCGCGTGCGGGTCCGGAGCGGCCCGATTCTCAGTAACTGGCTGCCGTTCCTGACCTCACGTGCCGAGGGCGACGTCACCTGGCATCCGCCCGAGATCGGCGAGCAGGTCCTGGTCCTGTGCCCCGGCGGGGAGTTGAACCAGGGCTGCGTGCTGGGCGCGCTCTATCGTGCAGCAGCACCTGCGCCGGCCGACCGGGTCGAGGTGTCGACCACGGTGTGGAAGGACGGGGCGTTCGAGCGCTACGACCGGGCCGGGCACCACTACCGCCTCGAGGTGCCGGCCGGCGGCTCGATCACGCTCGCCGTCGGCGACAGCGAACTGGTGATGACCGCCGACAACGTCACCGTCCGGGCGACGCGGATCGATTTGAACTAGCCATGTCCGCGTTCCGGTTCTTTGTGAGCCTGCTGTACGAGGGCGTCCCAGCTGTCCGGTCGGTTCCCTCGGTCCAGCATTTTCTGGAAGACCGTGTAGGCGTCGTTGCGCGCGCCTCGGGTTCTCAGCGTCTTCTCGTCGTTGACCCAGGCATAGACAATGATCCGGGCACGGGCGTCATATCGGAAGAACAGCCGGAACCGTTGGCCGATCTTGATCCGGCGCCAGTGCCGGTGCGCTTTGCCGAGCGTATTGCCCTGTCGGTGGACGTCGGCGCCGGGGTTGCTCGGGACCACCTCGAACATCGCGTGCCGCAATGCCAGGAGCAGCTTGGCGTTGGCGTTCAAGGGTTCGGATTCATTGACCGCGCCGGCCGCAGCGCCGACGATCTCGCCTATCTCCGAGACGTGTCGGAGTATCGAAACGTCCTGCTCGTCGAGCAGCCGAACGGCGATTTCGCCCATACCTTGATGCGTCAGTTCCTGTTCGATTCCTGGCACCACGCGGTGCTTTCGGGCCTGTCCGGCAGCGGCGGCGGCCGCATGGCGCCGCACTGCGACATCCTGATCGACGTGCCGTCGAGCCACACGCCGCATGTGCAGGAACTGCACCTGCCGATCTACCACTACATCTGTGAGCGGGTGGAGGCCCGCGTTGCGTCAAAGTGAACTCGTACGAAAGACCTTTTGAGCCGTGGTTGGCAGTTCACATCGCCACTGTTGTACGGACACCAAGTCGGCTATTCTCACACCTGACGGAGGTGGAAGTCGACTGTCTGCCTGTGCGTTGTTCAGATGCCTGGACGGTTGATCAGAGGAGTTCGCTCGTATGGTCAGCCTGCAGGATCACTGCGCTGAGGCTCGACTCATGGCAGATTGAGTCAATGTGCAATTTGGCTGCTTGCAGCGTTCGACGGGGGTGGTGGATGACGCGGCACTATGCGAGTAGGAAGCGCGTTCTTGTCACTGGAGGAGCGGGCTTTCTTGGCTCTCACCTTTGCGAACGACTTCTCAGTGATGGACACGACGTACTTTGCGTGGACAATTTCTTCACGGGCACACGAGAAAACGTTGCTCATATTGTCTCACACCCACACTTTGAACTTGCTCGACACGACGTAACTTTTCCACTCTATGTAGAAGTGGATGAAATCTATAATCTCGCCTGTCCAGCGTCACCGATCCATTACCAGCATGATCCGGTGCAGACGACGAAGACGTCAGTTCAAGGTGCTATCAACATGCTCGGCTTGGCGAAGCGGCTAGGGGCGACTATTCTCCAAGCGTCGACTTCCGAAGTCTATGGGGACCCTGAGGTTCATCCGCAGCCGGAGAGCTACTGGGGGTGTGTCAACCCGGTGGGCCCGCGTGCCTGTTATGATGAGGGAAAGAGGTGCGCCGAGACATTGTTCTTCGACTACTATCGACAGCACCGTTTGACCATCAAAGTAGCGAGGATATTTAATACCTATGGTCCACGAATGCATCCGAACGACGGGCGTGTTGTGTCGAACTTCATTCGACAGGCACTGCAGAACGAGCCAATCACGATCTACGGTGATGGCCAGCAGACCCGGTCGCTCTGCTATGTGGATGATCTGATCGAAGGACTCATTCGCTTTATGGCAACTGATCCATCGGTTCTGGGGCCATTGAACCTGGGTAACGCAGAGGAGTTGACTATTCTAAAGCTGGCGGAGACGATCATTCGAATGACTGGGTCGAGTTCAAGGATCATCCGTCTTCCGCTCCCGCAGGACGATCCTAAGCAGCGGCAGCCGAACATATCGTTGGCAGAGCGAACCCTGAATTGGCAACCGAAGGTAAGCCTTTACGAGGGGCTAAGCGAAACGATTGCCTACTTTCGTGGGATTATGAGCGGCAGCCCGGTTCAGCAGATCCGTATCCTCGCCCGGTGA